CAGTTCCATCGGTGGCACCCTGTCTTCCGCAATGAAGAGGAATGCGTACAGGCTGGGATCAACTTGTGGATGGAGGCGGGAGAGATGACCAATCCGAACCTGCACATCTATCCCAACCAGGGACGCTTCCACTGCAAGGGTCTTGGAGCGTACAGTGGCTGTGCCTTCTGGGATCCCTGTCTTGGTAAGAATCGTGGTGAGGACTACCAGTACGCACTGGACACCATGTACCAGAAGCTGGATCGCCACTACTGGGAAGAGGCAGAGCCCACGACGGACAAGCACATGGAGAAGCTATGACCATCACGTACACCGATCCAGCAACGATCGGGTGGCTAGCCTGGCTCGTCTACTTCCTGGTGCTCGAGGGTATTGCCCTCTTCAACTCGAAGCCAGGCGACTCTCTCAGCGAGCATGTCTGGGTCTGGTTCGGTGTCAACCGTGACAAGAACGGTGTGATGCGGAAGAAGACCGGATGGGTTCAGTTCCGTAGGTTCGTCCTTGCAGCATTCATGTTCTGGCTCGGTGCACACTTCCTGACTGGAGGATGGGTGTGACCAAGTTCTTCTTGGGCGCAGCTTGCGGAGTCGCCTTGTATGCCATCGTCGCAGTCATCCTGACCTACCTTGGAGCGTTCAGCTGTGGTTGATATCCTCACTCCTACTAGCTTTGCCGGTCTCAAGATCGAGCGCCCTGACGTTCACGAGATCAGCAAGCTGAACATGCTCATCTACGGGGAGGCTGGCGTTGGCAAGACGTGGCTGGCTGGTTCGGCTTCGCGTGTGCCCAGCATGCGGAACGTTCTGTATGTGGACGCGGAGGCCGGCAAGGCTACGCTCCGAGAACACCCCGACGTCGAGATCCTTCCCGCTAAGAACTGGAAGGCCTACATCGACATCTACAACGCTCTCAAGGCCGGAGGACATTCCTACAGAACAGTGGTTCTGGACTCACTGTCGGAGATCCTCGAGCAGTGCAAAGACCAGGTCATGGTAGAGATGAAAGCTGACCCAGAGAACGAGACTAGGGACGAAGACATCCCTAGCATTCGTGAATGGGGCAAGCTGCAGGTTCGACTCCTTCGTCTCATTCGTCTCTACCGTGACCTTCCTATGAATGTGATCTTCATCGCTCACGCCGAGCGTGTTCAGCTCAAGGGTGGCAAGCACAAGTGGATGCCACTGCTGAACGGTAAGGCCCAGATGAAGGTCCCCACGATCCCCGACATCGTCTTCTTCATGTACAACCAAGAGGTCGATGGTGAGCAACGTCGGTTGATGCTCACTGGTCAGACGGACATCGCTGTCGCCAAGGTGCGTGGCGCAACGATGCCTCAGATCATCGGTGCCGACGAAACTGTCACGATGGAAACCATCCTGAACTACTACAACAAGGGAAAGTGAAAACGTAAATGGGTATCAAGGTTGTAATGACCGAGCAGGAAGCCAGCTCCAAGGTTCTGGAGCCGATTCCTTCTGGCTGGTACAAGGTCACCATCTCGGACGTCGAGCTCCGCGAGAGCAAGTCGGACAAGAACTACGGCAAGCCCTACTACGCGGTGGAGCACACCGTGGCCGAAGGTGACCACGAAGGTCGGAAGGTCTTCTCCAACGTCATGCTCTTCGCTGGCGCACTGTACTCGCTGAACCAGCTGCTCAACGGGCTGGGCATCGAGACGGAGGCCGGCGAGGTCGAGGTGCCGGAGCCGGAGGAGCTGCTCGGCCAGGAGCTGTGGGCCAAGGTCAAGATCACCCCGAAGCGGAAGGTTCGCGACCCGCAGACGGGTGAGGAGAAGGAGTACGAGGCTCGCAACGACATCGGTGGCTACAAGTCCGTGAAGGACGGTGCGCCGGCAGCCAACGCCAAGCCGGGTAGCGGTTCGCTGCTGCCTTCCTGATCCACCTCGAAGGGTTCCCTAGTCGCGCACCTCGGCTAGGGAACCTTTCCCCAACTAAACAGGGCAGTGTATGGAATCAGCAGTCAAGACCTTCTTCAAGGTGGCCTTCGGCCCTGAGGCCAAGGGTTACATTTGTGTTGCGCTCCTCGCCAACCATGGCGGCCAGAAGCGCGAGATGACGGAACGGTTCTTCCTGTACCCTGACCAGGTCGACCAAGCAGCTCGTGCAGTCGAGGATGGTAAGTACCAAGCAGACGTGTACTATTGTCCTCAACTGTTCGAGACCAAGCGTAGGCGCAAGGACAACGTGAAGAGCTGTCCCACCATCTGGGCAGACCTTGACGAATGTCCGCCAGGCAGGATGCAGGTCCGACCTAACTTGGTGGTTGAGTCTTCACCTGGCAGGTATCAGGGCCTGTGGAGTCTTGCCCACCCAGTTGCGCCACATGTAGCTGAAGACATCGCGAAGCGCATTGCCTACTTCCACGCAGAGGATGGATGTGACAGAAGTGGCTGGGACCTGACTCAGCTACTTCGTGTACCGTCCAGCTTCAACTACAAGTACACCGGCCATCCCATGGTGGCCTTGGTGGAACTTCGGCAGGGTCTGTTCACACTGAACGACTTCAAGAACTACCCTGAGGTGAAGCATAGCGCCTTCCTGAAGACGCCAATGCCTACTGCCGAGGAACTACCAGACAAGCCCGCAGAGGACATTCTGCAGGACTACCAACACGCACTGCTACCAGCCACCTACGACCTGTTCAGTGTCACACCAGACGGTGAGTGGAGTGAGCGTCTCTGGAAGCTGGAGATGCTCCTCTTCGAGATGGGTATGACCCGCGAAGAGGTGTTCACGGTAGCATGGGAGTCGAAGTGCAACAAGTACCAACGAGACGGTAAGAGTCCAGAGTACCTCTGGGTGGAGATCTGTAGGGCGTTCGTAGCCTACCAGGAACGTGTCAATGCTGTCATGTTTCCTGGTGCTGTAGTGAGCGACCTCATGACTCCTGAAGAGGAGGAGCTGGCCAGTCAACAGGAAGGATTCGTAGAGGAGTACATCGAATGGGCGAGTTCTCTTGGCGATGCGGCAACGCAGTACCACCAGGCAGGTGCGTTCACGATCCTGTCTGCTCTGCTCTCCGGGAGAGTGACCCTACCGACTTCCTATGGACCCGTTGTCCCAAACCTATGGTTCATGATTCTGGGCGACACGACGCTGACGCGGAAGTCGACGGCGATGGACATCGCGACCGACCTCTTGGAGGAGGTGGACCCGGATGCGATCCTGGCGACGGACGGCTCGGTGGAAGGCCTTATGCAAGGTCTATCCACGAGGCCGAAGCGCCCCTCGATCTTCTTGCGTGACGAGTTCTCAGGTCTACTGGAGATGATCACTAAGAAGGACTACTATGCTGGTATGGCGGAAGTGCTCACCAAGCTGTATGATGGAAAGATGCAGAAGCGAATCCTGCGCAAAGAGGAGATCACTGTACGTCATCCGATCCTCCTCATCCTCGCAGGAGGCATTCGAAATCGTGTTCAGGGCCTCCTTACTCATGAACACGTCTCGTCCGGATTCATTCCTCGCTTCATTTTTGTCACGGCCGAATCTGACACCAGTCGCCTTCAACCTCTTGGGCCCCCAACCGTTAAGGACCTAGGCAACCGTGACCTCCTCCTCGCCAGGATGGAGGCCTTGGTTAACCACTACGGACAAAGTCGCACAGTGCACATCAAGGCCAGAGGGGAGTCGGTACAGGAGAACGTACAGACAAGTGCACAGCTAACACCTGAGGCGTGGCAGAGGTACAACGAGCTGGAGGCTGCACTAGTCCAGAGCGGGCTGGAGTCGGAGAAGCCTGAACTCATGACGCCTCTGTTCGACCGACTCAGCAAGAACACGTTGAAGGCGGCCGTTCTCATCTCTGCGGCACGTCACGTAGGCAAGGAGGGCGTGACTGTAGAGGTCATCGACATCCTGCATGCGATCAGGTACTGCAAGCAGTGGAGAGCGTACGCCATCGAGGTTGTCAATGGGATCGGCAAGACATCCTACGAACGTGACCTTGAACGTATCCTCACGGCCATCATCAAGCGCCCAGGCATCAGCCGTAGTCAACTCATGCAGAGCTACCACCTGACGTCACAAAGTGCCAATCAGACCTTCGATACTCTCATCCAACGCGGACAGATCAGTATGTCCCGTACACCATCGGGTGGACAGATTTACCACCCACTGACAGGAGGACCCAAGTGAATCAGAACACCGAAGAGTCGTATCTCGACTTCCGTCGGCGCAACCTGGACTTCCACAAGGACCCTGACAGTGTCGCCATCTTCTCGGGCGGCCTGGACTCCACCACGCTGGTCTACGACATGCTGGCCAAGGGCATGACACCTCACCTGATCAGCTTCAACTACGGACAGCGGCACAGCAAGGAACTCACCTACGCAATGCGGACGGCACAGAGGCTCTGTCTGCGGCACGACATCGTCGATCTCACCGGACTGACCCACCTGATCAGCAACTCAGCCCTTACCCAGGGCGGACTCGACGACAGCGATGAGAACGGCATCAAGCCAGTCATCGAGGTGCCAGAGGGTCACTACGCTGAAGACAACATGAAGAAGACGGTCGTCCCGAACCGGAACATGATCATGTTGTCCATCGCGGCTGGCATCGCTGTCAACAACAACTACAAGCACCTCGCCACTGGAGTTCACGCCGGCGACCACTTCGTGTACCCGGACTGCCGTCCGCAGTTCATCCAGATCATGGACGCTGCCATCGTGGCCGGCAACGAAGGCTTCGGACCCTTCGAAGACAAGACAGTCATGGACGCAGCGATCCGTTCGTTCATCTACGCACCGTTCCTGAACGCGTCCAAGGCAGACATTGCCTTCCGCGCCATGCGGTTGGACGTACCCCTCCACGAGACCTGGAGCTGCTACAAGGGAGGCGAGAAGCACTGCGGCAAGTGCGGTACCTGTGTGGAGCGGATGGAAGCCATCGCCGAAGCACAGAGCCGTCTCACCAACGAGGACATCACTCGTGGCGTCGGACTGGACGAGACTGAGTACGAGGACTACGACTTCTGGCGGCAGGTAGTCAGTGACCGTTCTTAAGTTCGTGTTCGAACACTTCTGGGGCACTGTGTGCCTCATCCTAGTCATCGCCTTCGCCGTCTCGGCCATCATCGCCGCAGCTCGAGGCAAGAACTTCTGGTGAGTACCACCAGGGAGATAGGAGAGTAACATGTATAAGCTCAAGAGGGCGTTCGCCGCTCTCGCTGCCAGTATCGTGGTGGGGTTTGGTCTCGCAGCCACTGCTACGCCTGCACAGGCTGCGTTCGGCGGATACTGTGCCGCTGACGCGTTCTGCGCCTACCAGTGGACTGGATTGGGTGCACAGGTCGAGGGCGACCGGTGGCAGTCGACCTACTTCAACTTCACCGTGGCACATGACGGCTGCATCAACCTGGCCGGTGCGACATGGGACAACGGAACGCCGGTGAACGACAACACCGGTTCGCTGATGTGGTACACCCAGTCGAGCGGCTACACCCAGTACGCCATCACGGTGTTCAACTGGGCCAACTGCAACACTTCCGGGCAGTGGAAGGTGATCGGCTACCTCGGCGCGGCCGGTAGCACGTTCAACATGGACAACCTGAACAACTACACCTACCAGTCCCCGGCCGGCTCCACGCTGAAGCTGTACCACACGATCACGAGCATCGGAATCCGCTGCGTGATCTGTTCGTAAGGACACAGGACAGACAGGCGTGTGGAGTTTGTGAGAGCTTCACGCGCCTGTTTAACAACGGTAGACTTGGAACACACTACTCCACACGGGCGAGGTCCTCAATGCGGTTGAAGATTCGGCACAATATGGAGATGGCTCACCGCCTATCCAAGGACACAACGAAGTGCAAGCAGATCCATGGTCACGGGATGCAGGTCGAGTTGGTCTTCATGAACCTCGAAGAAGGCGAGAACGGCATGGCCGTGACGCGCTTCGGCGAGACGATCGAGTTCGGATCTGCGAAGCGTAGGTTCCGCGACTACATCGATTCGACGTACGACCACCGGCTCGTGCTCAACCAGGAAGACCCTTTCGCCGGCCCGATCTACATGGCCAAGGAGTTCATCGTCGAGTACACCGAGAAGGAGCTCGTCGAGCAGGCGAAGCACCAACTCAAGGCCAAGTTCGATGCCACAAGCGACCAGGTCTTCCTGCCAGGGCTGTCGCTAGTCCCTGGCGAACCGACGGTAGAGAACCTCGCCAAGTGGATCGCACAGTGGGCTGCCGCAGAGTTCCACTGCGACGTAATCTGTCGCATCGACGAGACCAAGACCAACGGTGCCGAGGTGCTTGTGACCTACACCGGTACGGGAACGAGGGTTCAGCAGTGACAGCGCAGCTGTTGTTCCTTACGTTCGCATTGGGAATGCTAACCACACTTCTGATCATACGTACAGAGATGTGGTACCTGAAGAGGAAGAAGCGATGACACTTCGAGTAGTGGAGACGTATGCGTCCTACCAGGGAGAGGGACCGAACACCACTCGGCCCACTGTCTTCGTCCGTTTTGCGGGCTGCAACTTCAAGTGCCCTGGGTGGCCTTGCGACACGCAGCACGCCATCGATCCCAAGAAGTACATCCCACTCCAGTCCTACTGGGATCCGACTCGCCTGGCAGATCACGTCCTCACCTTCGACACTGACAACATCTGCCTCACAGGCGGCGAGGTCTTCCTTCAGAACAAGAAGGACCTAGCCCAGTTCATCAATGGACTGAAGAGTTCACGGGAGACCATCGAGGTGGAGTGCTTCACCAACGGTGCTCTGGACTGGGGCGAAGATTTGCCCTACATGATCGACACCTTCATCCTGGACTGGAAGCTCCCTGGCAGTGGAGAGGAGTACGGTCCAAGTAGTAGCTTCCGATCCAACTTCGACTACCTCGAGAGCCACGACGCTGTCAAGTTCACGATCAAGGATCGTGCTGACTACGACGTAGCGAAGTCGCGTTACCTCAACGAGATCAAGGATCGCACCGAGGAACCTATGGTCTATGCCGGCGTCGTGTGGGGACAGGAGTTGACCACTGAGAAGCTCTGCCAGTGGATGTCGAACGACAACCTGCCCTGGCGCCTGAATGTACAGACGCACAAGTTCATCTGGCACCCCGACAAGATTGGAGTCTGAGTTGGACTTCCCGACCGCCTTTACAGTTCGCCAGCAGGACGAGCTGCACGCAACGCCTGACTGTGCAGAGGACATGCTCGCACTGCATGCAGGGCTGGATATGACCTCTCCTCACGGTAAGGACACTCCGCAGAGGTTCCTCCAGATGCTGGAAGAACTCACGGCTCACAAGAACTGCGACGGTTCCTGCATCAAGTGGAAGACGTTCGAGTCCCCCTCGGACGAGATGATCATCGTCAAGAAGATCCCGTACTACAGCGTATGCAACCACCACGTGGTCCCGTTCTACGGCTACGCCTGGATCGGCTACGTCCCCGAGGACAAGATCGTCGGACTGTCCAAGTTCGCACGAGTGGTCAACCACTTCGCCCGACGGCTACAGGTACAGGAGGAGCTCACCGCACAGGTCCACGGCTACATCCACCTCAACATGCACACCAAGGGCATCATGGTCGTCATGGAGGGAGAACACTTGTGCATGACCCTTCGTGGGGCACAAGTTCCAGGTACTATGACACGAACCGTGAAAACTTCTGGGGTCTTCGCGGACCACAGCAAGACGGCCAAGGCAGAGTTCATGGAGGGCATCCGGTGAGGGTACGTGTTACTAAGGACGCTGACATCGACGATGATGTCGCTACCAAGATTCTGCAGGAGTTCATCGACTGGCTCGACGAGAGAGGGCTTCTGCGGGACATTCACAGAGCTGACGAGACTCGTACGCTGCAGTACAACTCAGATGTGGTCAGCATCTACATGGAAGAGAAGGCAATCGGATGAACTTCGGGTACATGCAGCTCGGCGACATGGTCGGTGACTGTGTCGAGGACAGTGGTCGCTGGTTCCCCGGCAAGGCTCAGACGCTTCCGAACCTCGTACTGTGCCTGGCCGGCGAGGTCGGTGAGGTCGCGAATCTCGTCAAGAAGATCGTCCGCGGATCGATGACCCTCGAGTACGCAATGGACGAGGAGTACAAGTCGGGCGCTACACTGCAGGAGGAGGTTATCGACTGTCTAATCTACCTCTGCAACCTGATGGGCGCTAAGGAGTTCGAGGGCGTCGACTGGAAGAAGATCTGGGACGAGAAGCGACAGTTCAACGAGAACCGCTTCGGTCTTCAGTGCATCAAGCCAGACGATGCGGCACGCGAAGCCTTCGAGAAGGAGCACTTCGGTGAGTGAGATCGCGGACAAGATCAACGAGTACAGTCGAGAGTTCGACGAGCGCTGCTTTCACAAGCACACACTGGGCGAGGAGAAGTACGGTCCCGGTACTTGGCTCGGTATCGACACTATCGAGCATGCACTCGATGAGGTTGTCGACATGGGCAACTACATTCGGATGACGTACATCAAGCTACGTCTCCTGCAGGACGGACTCGTTCGCATTCAGACAGATCGAAGCACAGCTGCGCCCATCGCTGGCAAGGAGATGTTGGGCAAGCAAGGTACGCTATTCCAGGGAGGAATGCCTGAATGAGAGCAGCACTGATCCCTCCTCGCGGGTACTTCAATACTGCACTACGTTCCGACTACCATCTTGTCCTGCCACAGGTCTCCTTCGACCGGTACGAACATCTGTACAGCAACCTGGTAGACGAAGAGGACTTTGTCATCCTTGACAATGGTGCAGCAGAAGGCCAGCTTGTCACCGATGACGTCCTGATCAACGCGATGTACGCGTACGGCGCCAACGAAGTCGTCGTGCCTGACGTGCTCCGTGACATGAAGGCTACGGTAGCCTATGCAACCAAGTTCCTGCAGAAGTTCTACTTGCCTAGCTTCACCAAGCCTATGCTGGTGGTGCAGGGACGTACCCTGGAGGAAGTATTCCACTGTATAGACGTCTTCTGCGAAACGTGGCCCAAAGCTACGCTGGGCATCCCCCGCCACCTGTTGGAGACGCTCCACGACAGTTCCGCTAGAGCTCACGTGCTCACATACATCGAGAACAACTGGGGACACTGGACGGTGCATCTTCTTGGTACCCATCCGAAGCACCCTGCAGAGATCAAGACCCTCGCCGAAGCCTTCTCATGGGTAAGAGGTGTGGACACCAGCATGCCGTACAACTTCACCATCGCTGGTGAGCTGCTGACAGAAGCTAGTCCTGGGGTCGCAAGACCGAAGGATTACTTCGACAAGGTACATGTTCTCGACGGGGAGCTGCTCGACCGTAACATCAAGACCTACTTGGGGTGGGCCAGTGGAACCAAAGGCACCAGGAGCTAACTGCTCTTCGTGCCCACTCAAAGACGAACGTATGGCGCCGTCCCTCATTCCCGAGGGACGGCCTCGTCTGGCAGTGGTGGGCGAAGCACCAGGCTTTCAGGAAACCATCTACGGTGAGCCCTTCAAAGGGCCCTCCGGCAAGCTACTGGATAGGGTGTTGGATCACCATGGCTTTAGTCGCAAGGACGTTCTCTACACGAATGTGTGCCTTTGTCGTCCGCCAGATAATGCTACGCCACCTGCGTCAGCACAAGCTGCGTGTCGTGGACGTCTCATTGGTGAGCTCCACTCCTCTGGAGTGGGAACTGTTGTTGCGTTGGGAGGAACAGCCACATCTGCTCTCGTTGACGATCCAAGAACCATTACCACTCTACGAGTCGGGCCCCCAAAGCGACCGACACGAGCGCTTGACGGAAGCCTTGTTGAAAGGGTTATTCCGACCTGGCACCCCGCTTACACGCTTCGAAATTCTGACGCCTTCCCAACCCTCGTAGCGGACATCGGCAAGGTCAACCAGCACACGCTGGATGACTGGTCGGAGCCGTTCTGGAACTACTGGGACGAACCTCTACTGGCTGTCAAGGCGCTCGACTGGCTCCTCGCTTGGCAAAGGCAGCACGGTAGGTACGAGTTGGTTGTGGACATCGAGGTCGGCATTGAGAAGGATACCGCCTTCGATCACCCGAACATGTACCAAATGCTTTGTGTCGGTCTGGCCTGGGACAGAGGCCAGGCGATGGTCATCGGAGAGGAGGCGATGAAGAATGCGCAGGTTAAGGGACGTCTCGATCGTCTTCTACGACGATCCCGTCTCATCGCACACAACGGCAAGTTCGACCTCGCAGGCCTCTACCCCATCTTCCCGGGACTGGAACTCTGGTTCGATACAATGCTCGCGCACTACGCTCTGGATGAACGTTCAGGCGGGCATGGTCTCAAGGTCCTGGCCGTGGAACGTCTGGGTGCACCTGCATACGACGACGAGATCAAACAGTATGTACCTCGCGGCGGAAATTATGCAAGCATTCCCAGGGAGATCCTCTACAAATACAACGCACTGGATGTTGCCTGTACGTGGAACTTGTTCGAGCTGTTTGCTGCCGAGATGGATGCACCTACGACTGACGAGTGGCCTTACCCTGAGCTGCCTGTCAAGTCTCTCCGGGACTGGCATGACTTCCTGGTGGCAGCGAGTAACCAACTCATGTACTTGGAACTCAACGGCATCGCGGTAGACGTTCAGTACAACACCAAGTTGTCACTCGAGTACATGAAGAAGCTCAACGAGATGGAGGACGGTCTCAGCGAGATCGTCAAGTTCGCTACCCGTGGCGAAACACCCTTCATCAACCCTAGGTCGCCTAAGCAGGTCAAGGAGTTCCTCTTGACCCAGGGGATCAAGGTAGCCAGTACAGACAAGGACGTGCTCAATGGCCTCTCTGAACGTCTCGATCCTACGCTCCCGGCAGGGATGTTCGTTACAGGACTACTGGAACACCGTTTCGAGGCAAAGCGCTACGGCACCTTTGTCAAAGGTATACGGCAAAGACTTTATGGCAATCGTGTCTTTACCAACTACCTGCTCCACGGCACCACCTCCGGACGTCTGGCGTCTAGGAACCCGAACCTACAAAACATTGTTCGGAGCCAGGCTATTCGGCGGCAGTTCGTTGCATCAAAGCCTGGTAACATCCTCATTCAGGCCGACTATAAGCAGGCGGAGGGACGCGTCATTGCTTGGCTTGCTCAAGATGAGTACCTTCGTAGTATCTTCGTCAATCCTGAGCAGGATCTGTTCGACATGCTTGGGTCAGGCCTCTATAGGTGTTCCGTGGAAGAACTCCATGACGGCTCCGCACTAGCAAAGGAAAGACGTGTTCGGACAAAAGCATTCTTCTACGGCATCGGCTTCGGTCGAGAGTACTACTCCATTGCCAAGGAGTACAAGCTCCCGATGGACGAGGCGCAGCGTGACTACTATGCGTTCCTGGAAACGATCCCACAGACCGTTGCCTGGCAGGGATCAATCAAGGAGCGCATACTCGAAGGCAAGGATCTCATTTCCCCCTTCGGTCGGCGACGCCGTTTCTCACTCATCACCCCGCAGAACCAGAAAGACGTCTTCAACGAGGCTCTCAGCTACCTACCGCAATCAACTGCTTCAGACATTTGCCTCAGTGCTCTCATTCGTCTACGTCCAAAGCTTCGGGGCATTGGGTTCATTAGACTCACGATTCACGACGCTCTGGTCGTCGAGGCATCTGAGTCACGACTGGAGATCGTGTCAGACATGCTTCGATCTGAGATGGTCGAAGCGGCTCGTCGCATTACCACCTACGTACCGTTTGAAGTAGACGTCAGCTACGGTCACTCATGGGGTGACCTCTAGGAGGAGTAATGGGTTACTACAAAGCACAAGTCAAAGTCACTAAGTATCGCGTTCGTGTAGAAGAGTACACGGAATGGGTCGAGCAGCCTGACCAGGATGAGCTACAGAAGCCTGTAGCAAAGGGCACATCCGAAGCGGTGCGACCTGCAGCGAGGCCTCGCGCCGAGTGGATCATGACTGATGATCTCACATCGACCAGCAAGTCCGTACTGGCAGGTATCCTCCGTGCCAAGGCCGACGAGCTCGATCCGCAGGACAAGACGGTCTACCGGGGGAACTAATGCCTAGGGGGAGAACGAGTCCAGTCGGGACCGAAACAGTCAATGCCAACGGCTACACCCAAGTCAAGACAGAGACTGGGTGGGTCGGCAAGCACACACTCGTCCTGGAAGAGAAACTTGGGCGGAAGCTTCGATCGGGCGAGCGAGCCATCTTCGCTGACGGCAACAAGAGCAACTTGGACCCAGACAACATCGAGTTGGCTACTACAAGCACCAAGAGTGTTCAGTCACGCATTGCCAGGCTTCGTGCCGAGATCGAGGACAGGCAAGCACTGATCAAAGACCTCGAAGAGGAACTCAATGGTTCAGTCGGGTAGGTACGCGAAGCGTGTATCGTCACGCACATGGCGACTACTCAGAGACCAGGAGTTTCAGTGTCGTGGCTGTAAAGGACAAATTTGCAACCATAACCTCTACGAGACTGACGATGGCCTAGTCTGTGGCACTTGTAATCTTGCTAGATTAGGCCTAATCGTTAGAGTAGGAGAACAGACAAGTTAGCAGATTGGTTAGACGAGAGATAACGCTAGCTAAAGACCTAACTGCAGCCTAGGGATCTTGCTCGGCTATCTCTCGTCTAACCAATCGACACAAGACCAAACTCCACACGGGCGAGGGGATTCAGATGCAAGTTATAGTGAGGGACAGACAAGAAGGTAAGACGACTGAGCTCATCAAGTGGCTCCTGGAGGGGACGGAGCAAGACAAGTATCCGTACTGGAGCCGTGTGATCGTCTGTGCAGCAAGCCATGTAGAGACCGCACGCGTTACGAACGAGGTGCTCAAATACATCGAGACAACAGACTGGAACCCTTGCGAGCGAATGCTCCCGCATGTGCATGCAGAAGGAGTACCCCTCAAGGAAGTACACCTTGGCGTCCTCACAGACGTACGCAAGGCCGTGTGGGATATGTCGGACTACCTGGCCAATGAGCGAGGCGTTCGTACGTTCGATTTCGCCATCGACAACATGGAGTACGTCTGGGAAAGAGGCTACCGTATCCTACGTCAGCCAGCCATTATCACCATGACAGGAAAGTCGTATGACGGACTACGCGATTGATCCTGGGCCTCACACAGGTATCTTCTACATGAAGGACGGCCAGCCCCACAGGGTCACGCTGGACTACACAGACGGCCTCATCAAGGATCCTCACCTACACCTGTACATGTGGATGATGCAGATGGTGGATCCCGAAAAGGACCATCTCATCTACGAGTCCTTCGAGTACAGGAAGGAGGATGCACAGAACAGGGAGTACATCGACTACTCGACGGGTGAGCTCGTAGGGGTCTGTGCGCTCTGGTGCCAGATCACT